AGAGTGGCGCGAGGTGAGTGTAAGCGACTTATTATTAATATGCCTCCTCGTCATACCAAGTCTGAGTTTGCTTCTTATCTTCTGCCTGCTTGGTTTTTGGGTAAGTTTCCTCATAAAAAGATTATTCAGACTTCCCACACGGCAGAATTGGCAGTTGGATTCGGACGAAAGGTTAGAAATCTGGTCGATCAAGAGACTTATGCGCGTATTTTCCCGGGGGTAGGGCTACAAACTGACTCCAAAGCAGCAGGTCGATGGGCTACAAACAAGGGTGGTGACTACTTCGCTATCGGTGTGGGTGGTGCAGTGACCGGTAAAGGTGCTGACTTGCTCATCATCGACGACCCGCACTCCGAACAAGAGGCTGCATTAGCCGAAATTAACCCAGATATATATGACAAGACCTATGAATGGTATACATCTGGTCCTCGTCAGCGTCTACAACCGGGCGGAGCCATCGTAATTGTGATGACGCGCTGGTCTAAGCGCGATCTGACGGGGCAAGTTCTTAAATCTGCGGCCCAAAGAGGCGGTGAAGACTGGGAAGTGATCGAATTCCCTGCCATTCTTCCATCTGGAAGCCCACTTTGGCCTGAATTCTGGTCAATGGAAGAGCTAAAAGCGCTTAAAGAGGAACTTCCTAATCAAAAGTGGATGGCTCAGTACCAACAAAGCCCAACTTCTGAGACATCAGCCATCGTAAAACGTGAATGGTGGAAGGTTTGGGAGAAAGAAGTACCACCGATGTGCGATTTTGTACTCATGGCATGGGATACAGCGTTCGAGAAAAGCCAACGTGCGGACTATTCGGCGCTTACTACGTGGGGAGTGTTCTACCATCCCGATGATACAGGGCAAGCACAAGCAAACATCATTCTACTCAACGCATTTCGTGAGCGTATGGAGTTCCCACGCTTGAAACAGGTGGCTGTGGAACAGTATAAGGACTGGAAACCAGACTCTGTTATAATAGAGAAGAAGGCATCAGGGGCTCCGCTGATTTACGAGATGCGGGCAATGGGCATACCGGTGCAAGAGTTTACACCATCCAGAGGTAATGACAAGATCAGTCGCTTAAATGCTGTATCTGACCTGTTCGCTTCTGGTAGAGTATGGGTACCCGATACCCATTGGGCTGAAGAAGTGGTAGAGGAAGTCGCAAGTTTCCCCGGTGGGGAGCACGATGACTACGTAGACTCTGTCTCCCTCGCTATGATGCGGTTCCGTAAGGGCGGGTATATTAGAACAGATTTAGACGAGAAAGAAGAGCCGAGAGAATTCCGACGCAGAAAGGTTTCGGGGTACTACTGATGACTCGAGCTGAAGCTTTGGCTTTGGGGTTGACACTATACGAATCAAACAAACCGTGTAGGCAAGGGCATTTAGTTAAGAAGCATGTGAAAGATGGTTGCTTAGAGTGTAAGAAGGCAAAGAGGATTAGGCACAAGCTTAAACATCCAGAAAAGACTTGGGCGGAAGAGATAATTAGACAAGCAAGGTATAGGGCAGCAAGGGCTAATCCACCAGTGCCACATACCATAAAGGCTTCAGATGTTGTAGCCATACTCACAGATAAGTGTCCCATATTTGGTACGCCGTTTGTATTTAAGGGTAACAAGAGAATGATTCCAGAGAGTCCGTCATTAGATAGGCTCGATCCAAAATTAGGATATGTACCGGGTAATATAACAGTTATTTCGGTAAAAGCAAATTTAATTAAAAGCGCATACGGCTCTGAGGAAATCCTCAAAGTTGGTGAATGGTTAAAGAGTAGGGGACTGTAGTGGCTACCCAGAAGTTTATGGGGAAACATCAGCTAGTAAATCGCCTTGCTGCCCAAGTGGGTAATAAAGGTGAGGCCATAGCTATTCTCAAAAAACGTGGGGATATGACTGCAAAGGGTACTCTAACAGCCAAGGGTAAGAAGCGGGACAACATGACGGCTGAGCAACGTGCACTCGATAGGGCGGCTAAAGCGTCAGGTAATAGTCCTAAGTCATTTACGTATAACCCTAAAACAAATAGGGCTACGCGGGGGAAAAGATAATGGCTTGGAAAAAAAGTTTAGCGACTCTTTATGATGAGTTAAATGCTGGTAGCAAAGACTTATCGAGCACTTATCAGCGCCCATATAAAGAACAGTTAACCCCTGCGGATCGTTGGGGTTCAGTTAAAGCTACGCCAATAGAAGTTTATAGGACAGACCCTAAGACTAAAAAACCAGAGTCACAAGCACATAAGTATGACTTAGGATTTTCTGGCAATACAGATGATAGCAATACACGCCAACCAATCGACCCCGCTATGTTCCATGCATTACACGATGCCATGAAGTTAAACCCTAACCTAAAGGTAACTCCAGATGAAATGGTCGCATTGTTAGCGCAAGAAGGGCGTACTGATTTTGGTGCTAATGATCTTCACCCTAATAACTATGCTCATAACAAACAAGCTACAGAACTTCATCAACAGTTATTAAAAATGGGTTACGACCCAATGGCAGCTGGATTCCCTGCGTTGTTACTAGAAAAACAAACGGTAGCTAAGCGACTAGATGTACCTTGGCAACAAGCATGGAATGGTATGGGTACAGTTAGAGGTACTAGTCGTACTGGAGCAGATTACGCTAAAGAGATTGGTATGAACGCTCAAAATATTGCAGTAAATAAGGACGCAGTAAAAGCGGTGAAGCAGCTAATGCAGGAACCTAAGAAAGCCGACACGCTTGAGGCTGCAAACAGTAGAGACTGGGCAAGACGTCAGCAAGCAGTTCAAAAAGCTCGAGAAGACTATGTTGCAAGAGCAAAAGCGATTGAAAAGCCAGACTCCGCAGTTGCCGCTGGGTTGACTACAAATATGACAATAGGGGAATTAAAAAGATTATATGACCCTGAACTTGCGGCACAAGAGATGTATCCAGATGCACCAATTCCACTTCCAGGTGCTCCTAATTTAGCTGTAAAGCGCAAGGCTAAAGGGGGTCCAATTGAACTCCCTAAGAACTACCGTAATGGCGGTAGAACTCGAATGATCTAATTTTTAAAGGTACGAAGTTCCCATCATGTCAATAGATAAAGCACTCAATCAAGCCCCACTTGGACTTACCGGTATTATGCCTGACGTAAGTAATTTGGAACCCGATCTGGAAATCGAAATCGAGAATCCAGATAGCGTTACGCTTGGTATGGGTGACTTGGAGATTGAATTAGAACCGGGCAAGGACAGTGATGATGAGGACTTTAACGCCAATCTAGCTGAGGAACTTGACGAAAAAGTACTAGCAGAGATTGTCGGCGACCTGACTGGTGAGTTCGATGAAGACATTAGTGCGCGTAAAGATTGGATGCAAACTTACGTAGATGGTCTTGAACTCTTAGGCATGAAGGTCGAAGACCGCACAGAGCCGTGGCCCGGGGCTTGTGGGGTATACCATCCATTGTTATCTGAAGCTTTGGTGAAATTCCAAGCTGAGACCATGATGGAAACTTTCCCAGCATCAGGTCCGGTCAAGACGCAGATTATTGGTAAGGAAACTGTAGAGAAGAGAGAAGCTGCTACTCGTGTCCAAGATGACATGAATTATCAGTTGACCGATAAAATGGTGGAATATCGCCCAGAACACGAGCGTATGTTGTGGGGTTTAGGTCTAGCTGGTAACGCTTTCAAAAAGATTTATTACGATCCAGCATTAGAACGTCAGGTAGCTATTTTCGTACCTGCTGAAGATGTAGTAGTGCCATACGGTGCTAGCAACATTCAAACTGTAGAGCGTATTACTCATGTAATGCGTAAGACCGAGAATGAACTACGTCGCTTACAAGTGGCGGGTTTTTATCGTGATGTAGACCTTGGTCAACCTTTCAATACGTTCGATGAAGTTGAAAAGAAGATTGCCGAGAAGATGGGCTTCCGTGCTACCTCAGATGACCGTTTCAAAATACTTGAGATGCATGTTGATTTAGACTTGCCTGGGTATGAAGATAAAGACAAAAAAGGAAAAGAAACTGGTATCGCTCTACCTTATGTAGTGACCATTGAGAAAGGTACCCAGACTGTACTGGCAATTCGCCGTAACTGGAATAAAGACGACGAGACTAAGCAGAAGAGGAATCATTTTGTTCATTATTCATATATTCCGGGGTTTGGTTTTTACGCTTTTGGACTTATTCATCTTATTGGGGCTTTTGCTAAGTCTGGTACTAGTATCATTCGTCAGCTTGTCGATGCTGGCACTCTCTCGAATTTGCCGGGCGGTTTCAAAACGAGAGGACTCCGTGTAAAGGGTGACGATACACCGATTGCTCCTGCTGAGTTCCGCGATGTAGACGTTGCATCGGGCACAATTAAAGACAACATCATGACGCTTCCATATAAGGAGCCGTCGCAAGTTCTGTATACCTTATTAGGTACAATCGTTGAAGAAGGCCGTCGGTTTGCTAGCGCAGCCGATATGAAGGTCTCTGATATGAGCGCCCAATCTCCAGTGGGTACAACGCTCGCTATTCTTGAAAGAACATTGAAGGTAATGAGTGCGGTACAAGCACGTATCCATTACGCAATGCGTCAAGAGTTTAGACTTCTGCGGGATATTATTCGTGATTACACCCCAGAAAGATACGACTACGAACCTGAGGATGGTGATCGACGTGCCAAGCAGTCGGACTATGACTTAGTAGAAGTTATTCCGGTATCTGATCCCAATGCTGCAACAATGGCGCAAAAGGTTGTTCAG